AGTGAGGAGTGAAATGAAATGAAACTCTTCAATAATGAAGCTCCGAGTGAAACGAGGACTTCATCTCTTTCTGTTGAAGATGTTCTACTTCATTTCTTTGAAGATGAACTTCGTATTATTCATATGAAGATGTTCTACTTCGTATCATTAAATGTACTTCATCTTCTATTATATCATTCAGTTGATACATTATCTTCGATATCATATGAACATTCAACTTATATTGTAGCCTGAACATAGTTGCTGAGTTCTGATTTGAAGATGTAACGAAGTGGAATCTTCAAACACGCGAAGCGTGATGTACGAAGCGAAGCTGAGTACTCACTCAATATCTTGTAGCCACTCTTGATATTTCGATTACGAATTTTCTTCATGAAAATTCTAATCATACTACCCCATCTAATCTTTATTATACTAAGCACTCCGAACACTTCGTGTTCTTCGTGTATGAATCCTAAGCTCCGACTTCGTCTTCGCTTAGGTTCATATATTGTAATCAGCTTCGAATGTTGTTTAATGTTTGATTTAAAGTTATGTCGAAGACTTTATTTTTAATGTTTCTTTATGTTTTCTTCTTTACTGCCATCTTCGTTGCTTGCCAGTGAACTTCGTTTGTTTTCTGTGTTTTGCGGTCACATTTAGGCTTAGTAAAAAGCCATAAAAATAAATGGACTCAAGAACTTAGGTTCTCGAATCCACTTTTTGAACTGTCTTTTGCAGTCATTGCATCATTGCCACTCGACCGAAGCAAATACCAGTAGAGGAAGGTTAGGTTGGGCTATAACCTTCAGGGATGTTCTCCCAAACAATGTTTCTAGTTTCTAATGTCCAACGCCTATATCGGGAACACCATGCAATTAGCATTCCCAATACACGATAGTTGAGATGCCGCACCTCAGAGCTATCATCTTTTCGAATAGGTTTCTCTCCCACCCGAATCATTTAATACCTACTGCACCGCACACACCAAATTCCGCATTCTTCACGATATCCAATTACTAACTTTCACGACGGCTTCCTTTATTGTCCACCTGTTCACAATCTCCTTTTAGTCCTACTCGCTTTCAAAGGATATAGTTTCCGTGTTGAACCGTTTTACTGGTACCCACTCTTACCATACGACCCGCAAAGGTGGTGGGGAATAGACATACGGTGTTGCCGAAACTGTAGCAAGTAACGATAGACCTAACAACACCGAGGAATACTCAACCTCATGACTACCATGCTTTACCTGCTAACACTCGCGCAAACCTATCACTAGGCCCAAATACTCGACTTCTGGAAATTATTTTAGGATTTAATGCCTTTTCTCTTTTAACCGTAGTATTCCGGGTTTACCGTCTATAAAACAGTCTCAAGAGCATTATTGCTTCTTTACCGTAACAGCTTTTCGAGGTCATCGAAGAGAACTCGTACGGACTTATTGGCCCTTCAGAAGAATTAGATTGTCATCGAGTATAGTATCTGCGTCAATGCTGTTGTCAATGTTCCGACCTCCAGAACCTTTCCAATCTGTCTTTCCCAGCATCGCTGCCCTTGTTTGTATTGCTCCTTGAGTATTTTGTTTGTCATTACTTAGTGCTTTGGATTTTAGTGTATCGAATCCAGTTTGTCAAGCACCTCGTAAAATTGATAAAGATGTAATACTACAAGCAATTTCCGTGCCTCTTTTGAATCTTCACGAAAATAAATCTTATATTATAGCACGGAAATTGCTTGTTAAGTAAAGAGCGGAAGAGTAAATTTTTCATACGAAAGGAAACATTGAAGATGTCAAAGTTCTACGGCTACAATAACATTGTTATTCGCCACCCTAAAATGCCCGATACGATTACTATCGCAATTCAGGAAGTGTATGGATTGATGCTTCGTATTCGTTCTGACGAGTGGCAGGTTCTGACTTCAAAAGGATTCGAGCCGCTGCGTAAAATCACAGAGGTCGTTCTCGACAATCAGAACTCTGTATCGTGCAAGCTGAAGCACGGAGCATTACTGTATCATCCAGAAACAAACAAAGTATATGACTATAAGACAGAGAGTCCGGTTGAACTGTCAAACCTGAAGAAATCTACTCAGCTGTGTCGTTATGTTGTTCCTATGGACCAGACTGGCGATGTAAACTGGCAGCGAGAAGGTATCGAACGCATTGTAACCATGACATTGCCGAAGGCTCAGCCATTCTATGTGATTCATGGTCCCGAAACCGTATATGTTGATAATGTTCTTTTTGCAACCAAATGAGAAAATTCAAGCACATTAAAGAAGTCGAGAATTGGGAATTATTGACACCAAGTGGTTATAAGCCTGTTTCTAAGGCAATGCTTACAGAGCCATATGACGAGTATAAACTCACAACGGTATCCGACAAAACACTACACGCCGCAGATGACCACATTGTCATTCTTGAGGATGGTAGCGAGTGTTTCATGCGCGACCTTGAAGCAGGAATGCGCGTAAAATGTGAGAAAGAGACGGAAATCGTCGAACATTGCGTTCCAACAGGCTCGACCCATGATATGTACGACTTCGAAGTGCCTGATGGTCATGTGTACTACACAGACGGAATCCTTTCTCATAACACGACAACATCAGCCGCGTATCTTCTTCATCAGGCTATCACGCGACCGAATATTACAATAGCGATTTTAGCGAACAAGGGTTCAACGGCAGCTGAGATTCTTGAGCGCATCAAGTTTGCATACGAGAATCTACCATGGTTTCTTCAGGTTGGTGTGAAAACATGGAACAAGAGTTATATTGAACTTGGCAATGGTTCGAAGATTATCACGGCTGCAACAAGTTCGAGTTCAATAAGGGGCAAATCAATCAACATCCTTTTCTTGGATGAGTTTGGCTTCGTAGAAAATCAGGTTGAGTTTTATACATCGACCTATCCTGTTATTTCCGCAGGTAAGACAACACAGGTCATTATTACTTCAACGCCCCATGGACTCGACCTCTTTTATCGCTTATGGACAGATGCCGAAGAGGGCAGAAACAAATTTAAAACTATCGGATACGACTGGACTGTCGTTCCTGGTAGAGACGAGAAGTGGAAAGAAGAAACACTCGCAAACACATCACCTGTTCAGTTTGCCCAAGAATATGAATGCGCATTTCTAGGCAGCTCGAATACTCTTATCGCAGGCTGGAAGCTTCAGCAGCTCACCTTCAAAGAACCAGAAGAAAAAGACGAAGTGTGGAGCATCTATAATAAACCTGAACCAGGCCACAATTATTGCATGACTGTCGATGTCGCCGAAGGCTTGGGTCAGGACTATGCTGTTATTTCTATATTCGACGTCACAGAAATGCCATACAAGCACGTCGCTGTCTTCAGAAACAATCTTATTCAGCCGATTGCACTGGCAGAGGTGGCATTCAAGGCAGCCAACAAATATAATGAAGCTTATATACTAGTTGAGAACAATAGCATTGGCAAGATTGTTGCTGATTCACTGTATTATGATTTCGAGTACGAAAATATGTTCTCGTCTGTTGCTCGAAACGGCGAAACAGATGTGAGCTTTTCTGGTAAAACTCCGGGCATCAGAACAACATCAAAAACCAAGGCACTTGGCTGTTCGCAGCTGAAATCGCTAATCGAGAACGATGGTTTGATAACACACGATTTCAATGCTGTTTCCGAATTGTCGACGTTCTCGCAGAAAGGCAGAACATTCAGGGCAGATAACGGTAAGCATGATGATGTTGTAATGACAATGGTGGTGTTTGCATGGTTTACAGCACAACCATTCTTTGAAGATATGTTCGACGTGAACGTCAGAAAAGCATTGCGTGAATCAATGGATGTAGATAGTAATATAGGCTTCATGTTCTTTGACGACGGAATTAATGACGACGAGACTGTTGTCGATATGTTTAACTAAAGGGAAGATTATATGATTCATCCGCTATTCTTGAGAAGTGTTGCGGGCAATGCAATCGAAAGTCTCAGAGCATTATCAGATTACGAATTGTCTGATATCATGCTTGCAATTCAGCAAGAGGATTTTGCAACACTGTCAAAACTAATACAAGAAACAGAGCTTGCCGCATTTGCTCGAGACTTCGAGATGCTCGCAAGAGTAGTTCAGAGCGAGATTATGACACGCTGGCAGCTAGAAGTCGAACTGAAGAGAAAGCATGTCAACGCTTGAAATACTGTATAATGTTAATCGAAAAGTGAAAACTTTTGACCACAATGTTAATCTAGGTGGATGCGGCTACATGGCATTAACATTGTATAACTGCTTATCGAAGCAGACCGATATTTCAAATGTGCGAATTGTGTTTCAGGATTATCAGACAGACGACAGAATTGAGGAATTACTCAAGACAGGGTCAATTGAAGTTGAAGAGTTCCTGAATTCTGCATTATGGGATCATATCTTTGTTGAGTTCAAATTCAACAATAAAGTCTATGTTGCCGATGCACTCGAAACATGGAATAGAGCCGATTATCTAAAAGAACGACTTGACGAAAATATATACGACTATTCTGTTTCATATTACGACTTGCGAAGACTCATAAATCGAATTGAATGGTCGGATACATATAACAAACAGAATACAAACCGAATACGAAACATTATAAGGCGAGAGTTTAAAATGTCAAACAGAGATTTTGTGAAAGAGGTTACCACTGCACTCGGTGGAATCACCAAGGTTCTTGACAAGGCGGTCGAAGTCAGAACACGCGGATTCGATGCTCAGATTCCGTTGAAGAAAACCTATAAGGGTGTGAACACAATTAAGGTCACAAATGAGAACGGCAAGCTTGAAGTGATGTTCTATATGATTAACCCCAAGAAATATCTTCTGAAGAAAATTGCAACAGTCGAGATTAAGTCGCTTGACGAACTTGCTTCCGTTATTGAAAAACAGATTGGGTTGAAATTCTGATGAAAACTATCTTTGTATTCGAGAGCAATCTCGCAGGCTGTCATGAATACGGCAATGCAAGTGTCGCACGAGCAGAACATGGTGCCGAATATGGTGTATCGTTCGGCATGACAGGCAATGCCTATGCAATCCCTGTCAAAGACGAAAAGCTAAAACTCTTGAAGCTTGACCAGATTGCATTATATGTTGAAGCTTTCATCCGCTTTGCTCAGGCTAATCCCGAACTTGAGTTCTATGTGAACAAGATTGGGTTTGGTCTAAATGCCTATGGCAGACACACAATGCGGAAACTGTTTCTGACTTCTTTGCCTAATATCAAATTCGACAAAGAGTGGGGATTGTAATATGGCATCGCTATTCTTCAATCAGAGTAACTTCAACGAGTTTGTCATTGACCCGACTTCGGCTGGCAAGGGAATGTTTCACGTTCTTGAGAAGGTTCTTTGTGATGGCTGGCAGTCTGTCGAGATTGATAGTGCCGATGTTGTTGACGGAGAACTGAAAGTTGTCGCTAAGGCAAATCTGCCAAAAGAATTTGCGTGGATGGTATTGTGCGAGCTATCAACAGGCAATGTATCAATTGACGGTGAGTATCGTTGCACAAGTGTTGACGGCAAGGAAGCAAGGTTCAAGCCTGCAAATAGAACGGTCCCTAATGGTTCGGCAAGTCGCGGTTCTATCGTTGTCAAGAGTGCAGGCTGGGAGAAACTTTATCGAGACGAACGTGTCATGGTAGTTCGCCCCAAGAAGACCGATAGTCGTTGCCTTCTGTTTTTGCGCGACCTTGGCAAGGGAATGATACCGGGATGGAATCAACAGTTTGATTTGACCAAAGACAAGGTTCCACCGAGCAATCCTGCAAACTACGACGAGTTCATGCAGATGTTCTGGCTTCGAGATTACGACAAGACCAAGACTCATGCCGAAAACTATAATCTGTATAATATTCAGATTGACCAACGAAACAATCCATATACTACACCGCAGTTCAAGCAAAACGAGAGTAATTTGCCGTTAGTGTGCAATAAGTCACGGGCATATTACAAACAACGAAATTTTCCTGGTCATAATGTTTGGTATCTTGTCGTTCAGCCTGAGATGGTTTTCTGGGGATTCCCTGCTTATTGGTATCAAAATAGTTCGTCTTTCACTGCAATGAATTGTTTTGCTGCTGGTCTCATTAAGAATGCTACGGGCGAAGTCATTGCATATGCTTCGGTTTTTAATTATGCCAGTAATTCAAGTTATATCAAATCATACGAAAACGGTGATTTTGCTAGTGTATCGCCTTTCACTTATCTAAACAATAGAATTTTTGCAAATATTATTCAGGATGGCTCAGTTGGGTTGATGCAATATGCTCTCAATTCTACTCCAAATTCAAAATATCGGTTTGGTAATGGCTCAAATGAATATCTTGGTTTAACACCTTTTGCCATCAGACCAGCAGTTTCATTACTGCACACTGCTCATGGGTGGATTCCATATGCAGAAATGCCATTCCTTGATATTTTTGTACCCAATGATGGTCAGGCAAATTTATTGAGATTCATCACAATTAATAACAAGCTTCATCTCGTTATTCATGTCCCCAGCAACGAGTACAATAACACCAGCGATACCACATTCATGGGCATTGAGCTATGAAACATTATCTTGAATTCAGCGGCAGAGGAAACGAGAAATATCTGCCGCTTTCTTATAAGCTAGTAAACTATGCCGACGGTTCAGACCACACTTCAGATTGGACATGGCTTCAGAATTTCAAACCAAACAGTTATTGGGTTAAAAATGACATTGTTCGACTTCTGAAGATATTCACAAAAGAAAGAAACCTCGTTCAGTTCACTAATTGTGTGAAATTACCAAACGGGAATTACGAGTTCACCTGTTCGACTGAGCCGCCTTATACAGTTTGGAATCAATTTGAAATACGAAATACGAAACACAGATTTCATGTTCGTGAAGTAAGTGGCACCAAGCTAGTTGGTACATTGTGTTCTGACGGCGAATTCAGCATTCAGACATCTGGGGAACTCATTGCTGGTCGTTCCCCGATGAAAGTGATAAAAGAAGAGGGAAACAGTATTATCCTTGAATGTTTCGGAATCATTTTTGAGTTTAATTCTGACTCCGGAGTATGGAGTATTACACTGAGTGAAGACGAACTCAAACTTGGTTTCTATTCTGCCACATCCAATTCCGCATCGTATTTCCATTCGACAAGTCACGGCGGTTTCGGTTTGTTCTTCGGAGCAAATGATTTCTGTTTCATTGGTCCGTCAACTATGGCAATTTACATAAGACGAGATACATCGACTCATGTAATTTTCACAAATGCGTCATATGAAATTTTTAATGACACGATAACAAATATTGGTAAGGTTGAAACTCCATCCTATAACAGCGGACAGCTTGACGAAAGTTTTGCCACAGAAGAACCAAAAGTCTTCACTCCTGTGGCAACCAGATTTGCTGAGATTACGAGTTATTCAGATGATTTCTATTCATCCTACCTTAAAACAAACTTCGGCGTGGCGCTTGGATACTGGAAACCCAAACAAGGCAGTATTCACGGACTTCTGCCTTGTCGAGACAATAGGGCAGTTTGTTTCTATTCTGCAAATTATCCACTAATTACAGTTCCGCTCATGGCACTTCAGGTTGGGAGAGACGAATGGCAGTAAATGTATTCACACTCGATATGATGGATGAGTTTATGCCAGAAGGTGGTAAACCATGGAAAGATAATAAGGCGGTTTGCATGAGAAACAAGCCCGACGTTATTGAAGAATTATACAATGTCTTCACATCTGGCTTCTCGTCAACTAAAACTATTACGAGTACGAGTTCAATAGAGAAATACTATGAGGCTCATTTATCTGCTCCGATTGGATTGAGCCCTGGATGCTTGATTCGAGTTAACGGCAAAACAGGTAGAGTAATCGAAAACCGTGGTAATTCTCTCGTTGTTGATACCGACATTGGTTCAGGAAATATCGAAGTTCTCGGACTAGGCTTCAAGCCTTCTTCTGTTGATGGTGCAAACAATAAGTTCACAGTTAAAGACAGATACAACAACGAGCTTGAGTTTTCTTTCCTGTTTCCTGCTCCGGGTGCAAATACATATCAGACAGCGAAACCTCTGATTCAGCTGAAAGTGTTTGGTATTACTCGTACACTCGCATGGTATCCGAGCAATGCACCAAATACGGTTGCGACAGTTGACATGATATTGCACCAGACATTTCAATCGTTTGTTTCAGATGGCAACATCTTATGGTATAGTGTTTCTGCTCACTTCGACATGAAGTTCCCTGCTGTTCAGGGATACAACACATATCATATGATTGGCGCGTTTGATGATAAGTTTTTCTGGTTACCAACCGAAGAAAAGGCCCATTCTTTGAATTGGGCAACAGCAACAGGCACAGTATCTGGACCGTTCGGATATAAGATGGATAGTTTTATGGGAAGAGCTAGTAGACCTGCTGGACCATATCATAAAACACTCAATCCAAATGCCAACCAAAACGAGACTATATTTTTGATTAATGGCATGTGGTATTTCGCAATACCGACTATAACACTCAAAGGCTCAAGAAATTCCGAATACGTTATTACAGACAATATATACTTCATGAAATACGGTGTCTATCGTGTTCCTGGTGCAGCGGCATGGTGTCAGGGCAAGTTTGGAACTCCGAATACCGTGTTTGAAAACGAAGGCGAAATGCTATGGCAAGGCGAAATGTATATGCATGGTATTCCGCATCTATTCTATCTCGACACCAAGAGATGGGAGAATTTGAATGTATGATAAATTCTTAAGTGTGAAGGGTTCGTCTGTTCTAATGGAAGGGCAGACACCAGCTTATTATAATATTGAATACTTCAAGGATTATGTGAGGATTAAGCATAAAGGTGGTGCAAGTTATTCATACGGCTTGTTCATCCGAGACCCCGGCCAATTCACTGTTCTTGCGAAATATCCGATTGCAGAGTATCGGATGAAGATTAAGAACAACGAGCAAAAACCAATTTGGATTTATTTCAACACTACTCCTTCTCAGAAGATTGGACCTATTCCTGCTAATTCAGAGTATGAGCTGGTAGTTCCGATTGCATACTGTTCAACATATACTAATATGCAATGGCGAATTATTATGTCGTTTGATGAAAAACTCGTCAATGGTCTCGACATTTACGAAATCCAAGCCTGGACCGATATTGGTGAGCGGCAGGGTGCATTAAGGAAAATTGATAATGTTATTGAAAACCGCCTAATGCCGATTGCTGGCTTCGATGCTTCGTTTGATGGTCATCTTGAAGCACCGTATATGGACGGAACTGTCAGCGTTAAAGGCACTCCGATTCCATACGCTACTATTAGAGTCGAAAATATTTCGACTTTGCAAACCTACTATATAGCTACAGATGCGGCAGGAAAATATCACATTAATGTTGCAGACAATGAACGATACAATCAATTCCGTCTGACAGCGTTTGACCCTAGTCGCGTTTACAATACAATGGTTAGGGATTATGTGATTCCGAAAGATGTTAAAAATACTATTGGCCCGTTCAATTACAAATAGGAAGATTCAACATGAGAGACCAGTACCGATATAAAATTGAAGCAAACGCTAAGGCACTTGATTATGTGAAATCCAAGATTCCGAACTACTCCGAACTATTTCCGATTGACGGAGAATGGTCGGTTTCGACAGATATCGAAATTGATTATATTCTAGAAGAATACATGACACTTCGCCCCGAAATGATTGTCGGCCTGCATTTTGAATCAACCGAGATTGACGAATCTGGATATATTCTGTTCAAGGATGGTCGCAAACGCTGGGTGGAGTAACAGTCGCTATGACTTGCTTTGCATCGGTATTTTCTAGAAAGAAACTCGGTGCCGAATACGACCATCCAAATCTCTTGAAGCTTCTGAACGTGCCTTATGCTGCCGAGATATTCTTCTCGGAATTATGGCAATCGAGATTCAATACCCCGACAGTAATGGCAACGTCCAAGATTCAAACAGGCTGGGACTTCAAGACAACGACACACGAGGTTGAAGTAAAATCATGTGTTGGTCGTATCAGACATGGCAATAACGAGTTTCAGATAAACAAGCTTCAGCACAAGACAAAGGCTCATCTCTGCACATTGTTCGATGCTCCGGATAATGAATATTGTATGATTGGGTTTGCAATCCCGCCCGCTGTTTGGACTCCGCTTATGACCAAGTCTGGAATCATATCATTCACGATGACCGCAGACTATTCACCCAGAATCGTGAAGCCTGAACTCAAAGAGTTTCTGAAGTATCATACACTTTATTCTAGAGTAACACTCTCAACACTATTTGACACGATATGAATCATAACGCTATAATCACGCAGGATTTCAAACTAGTCATTCCTCAGTTTGAACATCTTAACTATTTCATACAACGAGCACCACTCCCAGGAATGCACCAGACTGCTATTGATACAGGTTATGCTCACAATAGGGTCAAGATTCCTGGCGAAACATTACAATACGACCCGTTGACTCTAGACTTCATTGTTGACGAGGAAATGGAGAACTACAGACAGCTTCAGCTGTGGATGCAGTCTATGCACGATAAGGAATATCCGTTCGAAAGAACACGCGACCTTACGCTGCATATTATGACACGAAACAAGACAGCAAATATCGAATACACATTCTACGGTGCATTCCCCACAGATATTGAACAGTTGTCATTCGACTCTACTCTTGGTTCTGTAGAGAATCAGACTTGTAATGTTATCTTTCAGTATGAGTGGTATGCAATGACAAAAGGTCCGAACATCAAATGACACTCAGCGAAATACAGGCTGAAATCAAGAAAGACTCGCAGTTGGATAAAAACCATCTTGACCGCGAGTCTATTTCCATTTCTAGCCTTCATGCAAAATGGTTGACGATTCTTGCAGGCGAATCCAAGTTATTCAGAGCAATCAAAGCCGAGCACGACAAGCTCGTTCTTGAGCTCACCCTCTATTATATGGGCAAGGCAACGGACGAAGTTTATAAAGGAAAGCCTCTTCAGCACAAGGTTTTGAAACAGGAACTTCAGACCTGGCTAGATGCAGACGATGACTATATTGCTTCGAAAACAAAACTCGAAGACACCGAGCTGAAGATAACAATGATAGATAGCTTCATGAACGAACTTAAACAGCGAAGCTTCAATATCAGAAATGCAATCGAATTCGAGAAATTCAAGGCTGGCGGATTCTAATGACATGACAGACATCAAACTATACAAGCAAAACGAACTCTATATCGGGATTGAAACATCGCCTTCAATCTGGTACGAGCTTCGTGATGTGTTCAGGTTCAGACCAGACGGATACAAATACACACCGAAGTTCAAGTATGGAACATGGGATGGCTATATTAGTCTGATTGATATTCGGAATCGTCGTATTCCTCAGGGCTTGATACCCGAACTAATGCAGTGGGCAAAGAAATGCGGTTATTCTGTTGAGTTTGATAAAGATAGCGGTCAGCTAATTAGAAAGTTTGATTGTTCGGCATATCTCGATAACTGGGCAGAGTATGTTAGGTTTGAACCATACGATTATCAGCTTGAGGCTGTCGAGAATATGCTGAAACTGAACAAATGCCTTTGCCTATCGCCCACGAGCTCGGGAAAATCACTTATAATTCAAATACTTATAAAGTATATCCTTGATAATACAAACTATCGTATCCTAATCACAGTACCAACAACACAATTGGTCGAACAGCTCGCAGCCGATTTCTACGATTATGCTCCGGACAAGACAAAAGCAATTATCCCTCACAAGGTATATGGCGGCAAGGAAAAGTATTCAGACAATCGTGTCGTTATTTCAACATGGCAATCAATGCTGAAGATGCCTAAAGAATACTTCACACAATTCGATGTTTATATCTGCGATGAAGCACATCAGGCAGACGGCAAATCAATCTCTGGTATTATTAACAAGCTTGAAGACACATCTGTCATTCGTGTTGGCTTAACTGGCACTCTTGACGGAACCAAGTGTCATCTAATGCAGATGAAAGCATTGTTTGGTCCAGTAATCAAAACACTATCAACAAAAGAACTAATGGAACGCGGCAATATAACGCAGATGGATATCAGTGTTGAAATCCTCAAGTACATTGACAAGCCCCGCATTGGTTCAGATTATCATGCAGAAATTGATTATATTGTTGAAGACCAGAATCGCCTTGATTATGTTAGCGAAAGAGCATTGAACCTGCCTAATAATACTCTGGTATTGTTTAATTTTGTTGACAAGCATGGCAAGCCGCTATATACTAACACTATTGAACGTAATAATGGACGAAAAGAAATCTATTACTTGTCTGGAGAAACACCAATTGAAGAGCGCGAAGAGATACGGCAGAAGTTTGCCACTCAAGACAATATTGTACTATTTGCATCGTTTGGCACTTTCTCGACTGGTATTAACGCTCCGAACATTCATAACCTGATTCTTGCTCACCCGGGCAAGGCTCGCATCCGAACATTACAGAGTATTGGTCGAGCACTCAGGAAGATGAAGAACAAGAACAAGGCACTGGTAATCGATATTGCAGATGACCTCAAGCCTGGCAACAAAAAGAAGAATCATTCATACAACCACTTACTGAAACGATTGGAAATTTATGAGTCTGAAAAGTTTGATTATACTGTTAGAACAGTGGAGATAGGCGATGGCAGAGTATGTGAATAAGGAAAAGCTGCATGAGATTCTATGCCATCATGTCGAGAATGTTAGACGAGCCGAAGCTGCTGGTCTGATTCCTCCGAAAGCACCAGACGAGATTGGTAGAGCAATTATTGACATTGCCCACGGTTTATCTTATAAACACAATTTCCGCAATTATAGTTGGCGAGACGAGATGGTAGATGACGGAATTGTCGCTGCTACTCGTGCTATTAACAAGTATGACCCCGAACGCAGCAATAACCCGTTTGGATTCTTTACACAATGTATCTACTGGGCATTTCAGAACAGGATTAAACGTGAGAACGAGGAAGCCAAACAGCGCAGGGAATACATGAAGAGTGTTCTTGAAGACTTCTATGATGACGGCCCAGATGGTGTGCATCATGACATCGACAAAGAATCAATTATTCAGATGATAGACAGATGATTATAGTCGGAACAGATTTTCACTTCGGTGCTCGGAACGATGATGAAGTTATAATGAAGGCTCAGCTGGACTTCATTGACAATGTTTTCGTTCCGCAGATTCAGAAGCACAATATCAAGCATTTCCTCAATCTCGGCGACACATGGGATAAGAGGAAAATTCTCAATATCAAGACCTATAATACCATTCGACAGAGATTTTTCGATGTTCTTCGTGACCTCGATGTAATGCAGTATATGCTTATTGGTAATCACGACATATACTATAAGAACACGAATGAAGTGAACAGTCTTTCTCAGCTAGAAAAGGATTATCCCAATATTCATGTTGTAAAGAGTTTCGAAGATATTACAATCGGAGAAACCACATTCGGCATGATGTCTTGGATTAATAACAGCAATCTTGAAGAAGCCAAGAGATTCATTGAAACCTCGAATGCCAATATCATATGCGGGCACTTCGAAACTGTTGGCTTCGAATTATTGCCTGGCATTAAGGCAGAGCACGGACTCGAGAAAGAATGGTTTTCGAGATTCGATGAAGTCTGGTCGGGTCATTTCCATATTCCATCAAAACAGGGAAACTTCGAATATATTGGTAACCCGTTTGATACGAGCTGGTCAGACTACAATCAGCGTAAATCTGTTATTCTGTTTGACGAGAACACAAAACAGAAAGAGTATATTCACAATCCGTATAGATTGTATAAAGTAATTGACTATTCGGATTCAATAGATATTCTCAATTACGACTTCTCTGTCCTGAAAGACAAGTTTGTTCGCATCAATGTGTCAAGCATGGAGATTTCCGATAACTCTAAGCTTGCACTCTTCATTGACAGTGTTCAGCGCGAAGCATATAATACCGAGGTTACAGAAACTGGTCAGCTTTCTTTCGTTCAACCAGAAGATGAACTCGATGTGCAAGCACCACAAGATACATTGTCAAAGATTCTATCGACAGTTGACGGCATGGAACTCGCCGGGCTTGATAAGACGAAGCTGAAAGAAATGCTGACCCAGTTGTATAACGATGCCGAAGAGGAAATGTCGAAATGAATTTTATCAAGTTTCATTGGGTTAAGTGCCAGAACCTTGCCAGTGTCGGCAATATGCCTATTACAATTCAGCTTGATAAATCGAGCACGACTGTTGTTCTTGGTAATAACGGTGTCGGCAAATCAAGTCTTATTCTTGATTCTCTTTGTTATGCACTATTCGGAAAACCATTCAGAAACGTGACCATTCCTCAGCTTGTGAATAATCGCAATGGTAGAGGAATGCTGGTCGAGACTGAGTTCACACGCGGCGGCGACAAAATCAGAGTAAAGCGTGGACACAATCCTCGCATCTTTGAAATCTTTATTAACGACAAGCTTGTTGACCAGTCTGCCAAGGCACGAGACTATCAGAAGTATTTTGAAGACAAAATCCTCGGCATTGACTATACTGCATTCACACAGATTGTCATGATTGGAAAAGCATCGTACACACCGTTCATGGCATTGAACAAAGGCGCAAGGCGGTTATTTGTTGAACGTGTGCTTGGTCTCGATATATTCGGAGTAATGACTTCATTGCATAAGGATAAGGTTTACTGGTCAAACAGATGTGTCGAAGAACTAAAGACCAATATCAAGCTGAAGGGCGAAGCTGTTAAGGCACAGACCAAGCTTGTCGCCCACGTTGAACAATCAACAAAACAATCGCTCGATGAAAAACGCGAAGCTGTTCAGAAGCAAATAGAAAAGCACGAAGCAGAGATTGAAGCTCTCAGACAAGACAAGCAAAGCATCATTGACAGTATTGAACAGGTGAATGTTCAAGAACTGAAGAAAGACAAGCAAACAGCAATGTCGCGTATTACAAGGATTAAAGACCTTCGAGCAGTTATCAAGTCTAATGCCTCGACAGCCGAGCGCGAAAAGTCATTCTTCGAAAACAATAACCTTTGTCCAACTTGCAAGCAATCTATTACAGATGAGCATCGTCACCATCATATTGACGAACGACAAAGAAAGCTTGAGCAATTCGATAAATCTACTTCAGAGCTTGAACCTTTGTTGCTTGAAGCAGAACAGTCGTTTGAAGAAGCTACCAAGTCAATCGATGCTATTGCGGCAAAGATAAAGCAAGCAAAATCAATTGACGCATCTATTAAGCGGATTGAAGCCGATATATCAAACTTGACGTCAAGTAAACAATCCATTAAAATAGATGACACGAAATTAGGAACAGAGAAAGCAACACTTGAAACATTGAAAGAAGAGCTTGCCGAAGCATTGTCTGAGTATAATAATAACTCGACAGAAGCAAATTATCTCAACTTCATTTCGCTTTGTCTGAAAGACACTGGTATCAAGTCAACCATCATTAACGAGTATATTCCTATTATCAATTCAATGGTAAATCAGAATATTAAGAAACTCGGATTGTTTGCAACAGTTAAGCTTGATGACCAGTTCAACGAAGAAATAAGGATTCGCGGCTTCGAACCAATGTCGTATAATCAGATGTCAGAAGGCGAGAAACTTCGTCTCGATATGGCAGTTATGATGGCATGGCGAGATGTTGCAAGGCTGAAGTCGAATATGAGTTGCAATCTTCTTATTATGGATGAGATATTCGATAGCTCGGTTGATGCCGAAGGTACTCAAGCATTCGCAGACCTGTTAAAATCAGTTTCTGACCTGAATGTGTTTGTAATTACACATACGCCAGAAAAACTGGCAGATTCATTCCGTTCTTTCATCAGGCTTGAGAAGAAAGACGGGTTCACAACGATAGCCGCCAATGGCAATTACTAGAGAAAGGAAGTATCAAGCATGAAGTTATCAGCACGAACCATCGAATTGTTGAAGAACTTTTCGACCATTAATCAGGGTATGTTGTTCTTGCCCGGAAAACAAATCAGCACGATGTCTATTATGAAGAACGGCTTCGCTCGTGCAGCAATTGAAGAAGAACTGCCACGTCGATTCGCACTCTATTCATTGCCCGAGTTTCTCGGTGTTCTGAGTTTGTTCAACGACCCCGATATTGACCTTAAAGATGACCATATGATTATCAAGTCTGGTTCTCAGAAGGTGAAATACTATTATGCCTCAGAAGCGATTATCGTTTCTCCGCCCGAAGGCAAAACCATCACACTGAAAACAGTCGATGCAAAACTGACCTTGTCTGAAGACGTTTTGTCTCAGATTGCGAAGACTGCTGCTATTATGCGTTTCGATGTTATTTCAATTTCTAAAGAAGGTATCAAGGCATTCGATAGCGCAACCAATCGCAATGGTTCTGGCAATATGATTAACATCGATGTTGATGTCGAAACTGAAAGCGATAAAGAGTTCAAACTGAAAATCGACAATCTGAAAATGCTGCCTGGTGACTACGAAGTTTCTATTTGCGAAGCTGGCATTACAGAGTTCAAGTCCGTTGCTGATTCAAACCTGGTTTACAATATCCCTTTAGAGAAAGCATAAGATATGGCGATAACTTCAAATCCTGAGCAATTCCTGTGGGTGGAGAAGTATCGCCCTCGCACTATTGCTGACACCATTATGCCTGAAAGGGTGAGGAAACAACTTCAACCTCTTGTAGATTCTAAGTCATTGACCAACTTGATGATGGTTGGAATTCAAGGATGCGGCAAAACTTCGACGGCTAGGGCATTGTGTGAAGAACTTGGTATTGATTATATCCTTATTAACTGTTCGGAAAACGGCAATATTGATACTATTAGAACAACAGTTCGGAACTTTGCTTCGACAATGTCGTTGATGGGAGATTTCAAATGTGTTATATTTGATGAAGCGGACCATCTAACGAATTTATCACAAGCCGCCCTTCGCGGTTTCATTGAAGAGTTTTCTAATAACTGTCGTTTCATCTTCACTGCTAATTTCGGCAATAAGATTATCGAACCTTTGAAATCTCGAACAGTCCAGGTCGACCTATCCTTTACAAAAGAAGAGAAGAAAGCAATGATTATCGCTTTCGATAAACGTGTGAAGGAAATTCTGAAGATTGAGGGAATTGAAGAATACGATTCGAAAGTCTTGGCGCAGTTGATTGTTAAGCATTTCCCAGACTTCCGTCGTATTCTGAATATCCTGCAGAACATTACTCAGACAGGCAAACTCGATGCTTCGGCAATGTCAAGTGTGTCTGTTAATGTTGTTGACGAAGTGTATCAGCTACTAAAGAAACAAGATTTTGTTGGTATGCGACACTGGGTAGCAGAGAATCCCGATAATGATTTACCAACCTTGGTGAGGATGATGTGGCAGAAGGCAGACGAGTACGTTCAGCCCGACAGTATCCCTCAACTTCTGCTATACTTCAATCAATATCAGATTAGCAATGCCACAGTGGTTGACAAAGAAATCAACCTTATGGCAATGCTGACGGAGATTATGGCAGATGTCAGATTCAAAGCCTAGCCCTTTTGATTATGTGAATAGCATAAACAAGAAAACAGGGTTGATTGAAGATATTTCTGGCTATATGCCGTTCATGATAAATCGAGCATTTAGTCAATATCCCGATACAATATTCTTCGCAAACGAAGGAAACAAGCTAACTCAGCTTGACCGCGATATGCACTATCGGTTCTATTACAATGGCGTGACCAAGAAGAGTCGTTTTTCGAAGTGGGGGAAACAGCCACCAAAAGAAGAGGAAGTCACTCTGATTATGGAACTGTATAACTATTCAAGAGAGAAAGCTGAAGAAGTGTTGCCCTTATTCAGCAAAGAAACCCTTAAAGCATTAACTGCCCGTGGAGGTAAGCATGGCAAATGAAATTGATTTGGGCGAGGTTGAACTGAAGCCTGTTAAGGAAGTCGAACGTTCCGGATTCCGTGTTGAATTTGATGTTGACACTCCGGTTCAGTATCTGACTGCTGATCGTCGTATTCAGACACAGTATCCGAAACCTCGTATTGAGAAAGCTGGCAAGGTTGGCTTATGGTTAGAACCAAGTCAAACCCTGCTCGTTCCAATCTCTACTTCAGAAGAGGGGATGATTGAGGCTAACGAAAATATTGTTATGCTTGGTCTCGATATTAACTGGCCCAAGATTGTGCCTGGTCGAAACTTCAATATTCTGCTAATCAACAATAGCACAGAGCGTCAGTTCATCGAGCATGGTCTCGAACTTGCACAAGTGTTTCCGTTTCAACCCAAACCTGTTCGTAAAGGAAATAAATGATTCGAGTATTTCACTCAAGCCTGGGTATGATTATCGGCGAAGTCATTAACGAGAATATTGATGGCGATTACGAAATCAAGAACCCTGTTGTAATCAGTCCGAGTCAGCAAGGTGTACACTTCATTCCGTTGCTGCCTTGTGTTAAAGAAGATTCAATTGAAATGAAGGCCAAGGATATCATTGGAAAACCAATGACACCGCTTGACCAAATTGAATCTGAATATATTAAAATGTTTTCGAAGATTGAGTTACCGTCAAAGCCTAATTTGACCCTGGTAAAATAATATTTGGTTCTTCATCTTCTTCCTCGCCCTCTTCATCTGCTTCTTGCGGTGAGGAGGGTTTCATGTTATACTTGTTACCGTAGCGTAAACTAATCCATTTAGACACGTTGTCGTTACCAGCAACGGTGCAGAGATAAACCATCCATAGCTCAACAAGATGGTCATAAAACGAGGGCTGGAAAGTCAAGTAAATGAAAGAAACAGTACAAACAAAATAGGCAACATTAGCCCAGAACTTGGTGTGGCTTATCTTATTAGAACCAGCACTCTCGAACAATTCAGACAAATCTGTGTGTCTGAGAGCAATGCCCATGATAAGCATTATAAAGACCGAGACACAGATGATAATTAACGTCTGATTCGAAATATTAAAGAAAGGAAAATTCATATGGAACCCTTTTACACTTATGTTGGCATACACAGAAACCGAGTGGTTCATCGATATGTGAACAGGCATGGGGAACGCAAAATCGATGTTCAAGACTATCAGTTTAGTTTATATTTACCTAGTACTGACGGTGAATATCGTGGCATGAGGGATGAACCTCTAAAGAGAAAGAAGTTTGATAGCGCAAGAGATATGCGAGAGTGGTATAACGATAATCGCGATATTCTCGAAATCCACGGTATGGAGAGACCGGAGTTTCAGTTCATTGCAGACAAGTATAGACTAAGACCGCAGCCATTCGATTTCAGCAAGATTGTAATTGCAAACATTGATATTGAAACTGAGGTCGGCAATGGCTTTCCCGACCCGGATAAAGCCGAACAAGAGATTAACGCGGTTACAGTGTCTGTTGTTGGCTCAAAACACTATACAACATTCACGACACTAGATTACGATGAATCCAAGGATGACGGAGCTAATGAAAACTCTGAGATTATCCTTTGCACATCAGAAACAGAGTTAATTCAACGATTCCTCAATCATCTTGACATTATTCGCCCTGACGCATACACGGGATACAATATTGTCATGTTCGACCTTCCATATATCGTTAATCGCTGTCTTCGACTTGGCTTGAGAGATTATCGACTGCTATCTCCAATACACGAACATGCCCACAATGCTGTGAGCAAGAAAACAAACAATATCACGGGCAAGGATGAGATTAGAATTGAAGGTGCCGCTATTCTCGACTACATTGCACTATACAAGAAATTCAGCGGCACCCAGGCTTCGTATAAACTTGAATATATTGCTCAGAAAGAACTAGGCAAAGGGAAAGTTGACTACGGCGAATACGCAAACATCAAAGAGTTCTATCTCGGCAATCCGACAAAGTTTGTTCGCTATAACGTGAATGACGTTGCCTTGATTGACGAGCTTGAAGAGAAGAAACGATACCTCTTGCTAGTGTACACTCTTCAATACGATGCGAAGTGTAATACACAAGATGCAATGGGTCAGGTTAAGCTATGGGACAGTTATATCTTCAACTATTGCCGAGCACACGACATTATCATTCCCCCGCATTCTAAAGAGTTGCCAAAGGAGATTGAAGGCGCGTTTGTTCTTGAGCCGAAGATTGGCTTGTCTAAGTGGGTTATTTCTCTGGATTTGGCTTCGTTATATCCATCAATTATTCAGCAATACAACATGGGGTACGATACAATCGTTAGACACAATCAGAAACGAAAAGGCTTGCTTGAGGATATGATAGCAAACAAGCCTATCCCAGAAGTAGAAGAAGCTCACAATATTGGATGTTCTATTGCTGCAAACGGCACATTGTATCGCAACGACAAGACCGCAGTGGCTTCAATATGTGTTAAAGAGATGTTTGACAGTCGTCAGGATTATCGAAAACGATTGAGGAAACTTCTAATTAAAATTGAAGAACTGCATCACATTAAGGAAAGTGCGAAGCATCTCGAAAAAGATACTCCAATGCTTGATGCTTTCCAGCTTGCTAAGAAGGTAGCAATCAATGCCTACTATGGTGCTCAGGCTAACGAGGCATTCAGATATTATAATCCCGATATTGCCGAAGCTATTACAATGAGCGGTCAGATGACCATTAGATTTATTGGCGATAGAATTTGCAAATATCTTGATGAACTGTTCGGAACTGATACAGGACACGAAAGGTGGTTGGCCTCCGATACAGATTCGTGTTATATTTCATTAGCTTATCTCGCAGATAAACTGAAAAATGGCAGAGAAATTCTGAATACTAAAATTTGCGACGCCATTGATAAATTCTGCAAGACTAAGCTTGAACCATTCATCGCCGAACAATACGAAGAGCTCGCGAAATACGTTAATGCACACCACAACACAATGAGCATGAAACGCGAAGTAATTGCTCACGCTGCGATGTGGAGAGCAAAGAAAAACTATGTGATGGAAGTTCTCGACGATGAGGGCGCCAAGTATTATGATACTCCGAAACTGAAAACCATGGGTGTTGAAACAGCAAGAACGACAACGCCTGGCTTCGTCAAAGAAGCCCTGAAGAACTGCTATCGTATCATGCTAAATGGCACTAATGCCGAGCTTCTTGACTATATGAGCGAATTCAAGCTAGAATACGATAAGGTTGATATTGATACTATTGCTACTCCGCGTGGTGTGAACAATCTTGATAAATGGGTTGACCATAACGGAGACTATAGAGTCAAGATTCCGTTCCATGTTCGAGCTAGTCTAGAGTACAACCGATTGCTTGATGAACACGGGTTAATTGATTTGCCCAAGATTCAGGACGGCGACAAGATTAAGCTGATTAAATTGGTTAATGCTTCTCCTGTGTCTGGTGGTTATATTGCATATCAAACTCATCTGCCTCCAGAGTTTGAACTTGAACCCTATATAGACCGCGAAGCATTATATCAATCAACATTTGTTTCCCCTGTCGAAAGCTTCACAAGCAAGATTGGATGGAAACACATTGATGAATTTTCTGTAGATGATTTCTTTGGATAAGAAAGGAAAATATTGAATGAGCATTCTTGAAAAACTCAAAAAGAATTCGACAATTAAGGCAACTCAGATGTTGTCGGAATCCGAATTCTTTTCAGAACGAGATAGAGTTTCAACTGATATCCCGGCTTTGAATATTGCATTGTCTGGTAGTGTATATGGTGGATTCCTGCCTGGTCTGACATTCTTTGCAGCGCCGTCAAAACACTTCAAGACAAACTTCAGTCTGCTGATGGTTTCTTCGTACATGAAGAAATATCCCGATGCTGTATGTTTGTTCTACGATAGCGAGTATGGCGCCACCCCAGAATACTTTAGTAATATGGGCGTCGATGCTTCTCGTGTTGTGCATACTCCGATTACTAACGTTGAAGAACTGAAGTTCGACCTTGTTGCACAATTAGAAGCAATTGAGAAAGGCGACAGGGTTATCATTATGATTGATAGTATTGGTAACCTTGCATCCAAGAAGGAAGTTGATGACGCCAAGGAGCAGAAATCAGTGGCTGATATGTCGCGGGCTAAGGCGTTGAAGTCATTGTTTAGAATTGCTACTCCATATCTCACATCTAAGTGCATTCCAATGATTGCTGTTAATCATACCTACCAAACCATTGAATTATATGCGAAGACAATTATGGGAGGTGGTTGTCTTGCACCTGAAACTAATGTAGTTATGGCAGACGGTTCTGTAAAACAAATCTCTGAAATTGTTGTTGGTGAGTTTGTTAAGACTTTGGATGGTAATAAAGAGGTTATTCAAACATGGAACCCAGAAACATTGGTCAATGGAACACCCGAATGCCTTGAGATTGAGTTTAAAGATGGTAATAAAATTGTTTGTTCTGAGACTCACAAATTCTTAAAGGGCGGAGAATGGGTCGAAGCAAGGCATCTTAAAGTAAATGATGCTATTTATTCCGTATAACGAAAAATTCAGTTTAAACATCAATTTCGACAATACCACTTTTGTGTCGAAATTGATTGAAGTTATTGAGTGTGGGGATTCCATAACTTTTGCACATCGTAAAATAATGCCGATTTTAAATCCGAAGTGTATTCCGTCTAATTCAATGCGGACCGAATATTACTGGATTAATCGAGGCTATTCTGAAGAATATGCCAGAAATAAAGTATCTCAAATTCAAAAAGAAGTCAGCAAAAGAAGCAAGGAATACTGGTTGAAGAAAGGATATTCAGAAGATGAAGCCAAATCTTTAGTTTCTGAGCATCAAAAACAAAATTGCGACAAACTGGCGGAAAAATATTCAAAGACTGAGCGTCGAGAAATGTCGCCAATGTTTTTAGACTACTGGATGAAGCGTGGTCTAACAAAAGATGAGGCAAGGCAGAAGATAAACGAAAACAATCCAACCACAGTTGATTACTGGTTGAAACAAGGTTACTCAGAAGAAAATGCTAATGTGAAACATTTAGAGCTTAACCCCGCTTGTCGTGAATATTATATTGCACGAGGAATAACAGACGAAAATGCAATTAGAACCAGTATTCGTAGTCTGAACATAAAATGCGTTGAATATTGGAAAGCGAAAACTCCTGAATCATATAGGGAAAATTTAATTTCACAATATAGCAGCTGGTATTATAAAATTAGCCCATGGCACAGAGAAATTGTTGAATTTATCATTTCTGAGTGTTATAATAACAAAACTGATAATCTTAGATACTTTGATAATGAGTATGCTTTCTTTGTTGAATCGCTTGAAACTGTTTGTTTAACAGACTTTGTTGACGAGCAAAATAAAATCGCAATTGAGTTTCATGGTGATTATTATCATAGTTTGGAACATATGAAAATAAAGGATGCTGCAAAGAAAGAGCAATTAGAAAATGACGGATTTGCTTACATGGAAGTTTGGGAAAGTAAGTGGGAAAATTCTAAGGAAGAAGTAAAACAGGTAATAAAGGAATTTATAAATGAAAATCAAGAGCATTAAACGAGTAGGAAAGAAAGAAGTTTACGACATTGAAGTGAAGGATGCGCACCATTACATTTTAGAAAATGGAGTTGCGTCCCATAATAGCGGACCAATTTATTCTGCTAACACGGTATTCTTTGTAACTCGTGCTCAAGAAAAAGAAGGCAAAGACCTGACCGGCTATCAGTTCACATTGGTCGCGCACAAATCTCGCGATGTCCGCGAGAATAGCAAGATTCCTATTACTGTTGAGTTCGATAACGGCATTAAGAAATGGTCTGGCTTGTTTGATATTGCTCGCGAGCTTGGCTGGATTGACATGCCATCGTCTGGCTGGTACACCGCACAAAACCCTCATACAAAAGAACTCATTCAAGACAAATGTCGTGCCAAGGATATTGAGCAGTCTGACGAGTTCTGGGAGAAAATGCTTGCAGCTGGTCTGGATAACGACATTCAGAAACATTACAGGCTTGAACTTGTTCAGACCGATAAGTAAACGTTAATGAAAATTTGACGCATGTCTCGCATTTTTTCTATAATGCGGACTTGCAATTATGCCCAATTATTAAGAAAAGGAAATACGATGGCAGTATCAAAAACAAAATGCGACATGGCGCTTGGACAACGTGTGCACGATCATCTGGTTAGCCTTGGTGTTGAAACTCCGATGGTTCAGAATTATCGTGATGAAATTGGTAAGCGAGCAATTATCAAGTCTGCATTCACAAATATTATGGAAGCACTCGGTCTTGACCTAGAAGATGACAGTCTACGTGATACTCCGAATCGTATGGCAAAGATGTATGTTGACGAAATCTTTGCTGGTCTAAACTACGACTATTTTCCGAAGATTACTGTCGTTGAAAATAAGGCAGGCTATAAAGACTTGCTTATTGAAAAGGTATCAGCTATTTCATGCTGCGAGCACCACTTCGTGCCTTTCATGACCACTCACAATCCCGACAAGCTCGGCTGCTGGGTTGCATATATTCCCGAGAAGAAAGTAGTCGGTCTTTCCAAGCTTAACCGCATTGTCGAGTTTTTCTGTCGTCGTCCTCAGATTCAAGAACGACTGGTTGAGCAGATTGCAGAGACCATGAAATTCATTCTTGAAACAGAGAATGTGGCTGTTGTTATGCGTTCACAACATTTCTGCGTTATGACCCGTGGTGTTGAAGATGCGGACAGCTATACTATCACAAACTCTTTGCACGGTCAGTTCAAAGACCCGACTACTCGTGCTGAACTCATGGCTACGGTGAATCGATAATATGAAAACACTTGACGCCGTATTTTCAGGTCCGCATCACCTTCGCCTTTCTAAGTTTGGCTGGGCAGATAGACGACCAGACCAGTATGATATTCTAGTGAAGAAGGTAAACCAAGGTATTCAGAAAGTGAAGGCTGAGTGCCACAAAATCCTTCCCGAATTTAATGTCAACATTTCTTTGCTGTATAACGGATACACGGAAGAGAAGGCAGGCAGATGGATTGCCTCGCATGATTTCGGCTTCAATTCAATGTATGCCGACTCAGGTGGCTTGCAGGCATTAACCCTTGGCAAAGATATTACAGACGATGTTCGCAAACAAATTTATCAAAGTCAAACCAATTCTGATTTTGCAATGTCGTTTGATGATATTCCTGCAACCACAATGAGCAAGGAAGTTCGGGCAACAAACAAGTCAAAAATATATTATCCTGAAAGAGCCAAAGAATGCGCCATTAAATCTGCTTCATATCTTAAGGAACAGATTGAGTATTTTGACAAGGTTGGTGCTAAGACCAAGGCATTCCTGATTACTCAGGGCAACAATGTTGATGATATTCTTCATTGGTATGATGCTGCCTTTAGCGTTCTTGAGCCAGCTCATATTAAACGTGTGGGTGGTATTGCTACGGCATTTTCATGTCTTGGTGTTGGTATGCAAGAGCGAGTTATTAACCAGCTCGCATATTCAAGAATCATGGCCGAATACAATCCCGATATTCCTTATCATCTTCATATGCTTGGTCTTGGTTCAGTTAAACCAATGTTTCCAAGCCTATGCTGGTTGATGTCTCCGCTTTGTAATCCTAATCAAACATTCTCTTACGACAGCACAAGTGCTTCAATGGTTGCAACAAACGGCATTTTCTACTTCAAGCATTGTGGTTGGAAGAAATACACTCATCTTCGAGAAGCCACTATCGTGTATGATGAAATGTTTGCATTCTGCTATGACGATATTCTTGCCGACATTGGTGTTGATTACGACACATTATACACACATCTAATCAACAATCGTATGAGTGTTTCTAAAACAACAAATGTTGAAAGCGATGAACCGATTTACTTGGCATCTCGTGTCTTTAATGCAATACTTCCGTTCTATCAGCTTATTACACAGTATCAGCACAAGAAGAAAGAACTTGAGGAAGCGAGTGGTATTTATGCTGAATTGAAGTCGATTTCCGAGATAACTGATTTTACAGAATGGTTCAACAAATATAGTCATAAACTAAAATCACAGCGGGTTGCTCGCGCCGATACTACCTACACAGTAAATGATTTCTGGAGCTAATATGTTAGTTGGTTTTGACCTCGACGGTGTAATATATCCTGATATTAAACCTGGTAGTTTCTATCATTATCTTAATATTCGGAATGAGATTTATCCAATCTTTAATCCTTCTGAAATGCCGTTTGATTCTGTTATTATAACTGCTCGACCAAAATGTGATATGGTTTATACCAAGCGACATTTAAGAGAACACGGAATCGATGTTCCGATTATTCATCCCGGCACAGATGATATTCT